GGTATATAGTAATTGGGTGCCAAAGAAAGCTAATCAATTGAAGACTATATCCGAACTTACACCTAGACAGCGTAAGTTTGTAGATATCTATGTTGCTAATTATGGCGAAATAACGAAGGTTGAAGCAGCTAAGCAAGCAGGTTTTACTTCAACTAATAAATATGGACCTACTGATCAAGCGAGTAGGCTATTAAATCCTGACAAGAATCCACATATTGTTCGATACTATGAGAAACAAATGGCTAGAGAATTAGAGAAAGAAGAAAAAGATAAACTATTATCCTATAAACATTATTCTAGGATGAGAGATAAGTCTGAGCAGAAAGGCCAGATGACAGCAGCTATCAATGCGCAGTTTAGAAGAGATCAAATGGCTGGGCATTTTGTAGACCGAAAAGAAATAAGCCATATTGGTTTAGAAGGTATGAACAGAGAACAATTGGAGAAGAGACTTGAGGAGCTTGAATCAAAGATCGGCGAAGCCAAAAATATTATTGACGTTACGCCAAAAGAAGTTACTGAAAACTAGAGATTGGAAGAATTTCTTGACAGTTTTCAACGAAGTACATAATAGTACTCTGACTGTATCAGTCGGTGCTGTAAGTATAACAACTAGGGGAACTAAGAATGAAAAGCAGAAGACTAAGAAAAACAAAACACATAGACGTCAATATTAAATTTCCAAAAGAGAAGATAGAACACTATCCGTTCGTAGAGATTCATTGGTTGGATATCGTAGGCGAGACGGGTTGGCAAACTTTTGAGCAGCTGAAGAAGTCACAACTTGGTAGAATGATATCGAGAGGTTGGATGGTTTCCCGTGAAAAAGGTATTACGAGAATCTTTGCTGACTATGGCTTGAAGGACGGAAGAGATGGTGATGAAGGTCATATCGAAACAATTGGTGGAACAACAATCATACCGAACTCAGTAATTACAAAAATAGTTAAGCTGTAATGGATCTTATATTACTGAACGATGGTTTGTATCAGCTTGTGGCTGTTACGAAAGAAATGATGGAAGGCATAGAAATTATGGCTGAGGTAGACTGCTTTGACTTGTGCGATATCCTTAGATTACACTTAACAACATATCATGATGTACCTTGGAATGTGCATTTGATGAATGATGATACAGGTCAATTCGTTGGCTGCATTTGCGATTCTTGACCGATTAAATAATGGCTCAAAACAAAGAATCAAAGCTGTGGAACGATATAAAAAATATTAACAAAGATTGGCATTTTACTCGCATAGAATCTAGTACAATTAATGGAATTCCTGATGTGCATTGTGTAGTAAACAGGCAAGTATTTTGGCTTGAACTCAAAGCGAACACCAGCAAGAATTGTGGTCTATCGAAGTACCAAATCAATTGGCATATTAAATACTTGAAAGCAGGTGGTAGAGCGTATATCTTGAATAGGCCCCTCTTGCACGAGCCCTATGAACTTCTGGCCGTGAGCCTGGAATCCCGAACCCCGACCCCCATTGCCCGCCACACGAACCTTAAAACACTGATCACCGTAGCAGCTGGCCATCCTGCACCGGGATCCTGATGCCCACGCCCGTGCTCCCACCCCCACGTCGTTAATAGCTAAACTATCAACCACGTGCTGGGACCGCGAACCGAAGGTTACGCGGCCGTGAAGCTGCCTCCCCCCACGCCCACGCACCCACGCCCACGATAAGGATTACTGAACTTACCTTCAGGAGCTGGGCTCGCCAGGTCTCTGGCCAGCAGCGGTGAAGCGTGGTACGATTGGCTAGGGTGTGGGTATGGTTTATTTTCATTTTCCTTTCTCGACCCACGCCCCCACGACCATTCCCGACCGAAATGGTCGGGTTTGAACTAAAAGTGGCCAGCTGGTGACGCCAGGCAGCAACCTGATGCTGCTGGAGAAAGATGAATCTTTTTAATTTTTGCCGTTGACAAAGATCCCATGATGTCTTATCTATACTAGTACGGTAGATCCACTGGTATCCGATGTGCACGTTGGGTGTCTGAAGGCAGGTGATAGAAGAATGAACTGATTGGTACCTGACTACCGCGAACTAACTAACTAAGGAGAAAAAATGAATACGATAATTCCAGAAGTAACTGTATGTACAATTGTCTTCGGACTCTTGGTTTGGACAGGAGTGATAACATGGTAGCAAATGTACAAGAAGATAAGGACAACATTGTCTACAGCTGTCCTGACCACGGTAAAGAAACATATTTTAAAATAAAGCAGCTCGAACGGCAAGTGAACATGCGTGACTACGTATACGTATGGTTTAAGCACAGAGCTCGTAGCGAAAAGATGTGGGTGCGAATCACCAAAGGCTCTAGACTCAAGGGAGAAGGGACCTTAGATAACGTACCACAGATCTTAACGAAGCTTAAGTTGCGAGATGTCGTTAAGTTCAGAACTGACGAGGAGGGCATCACATGGGGACGATGATGGTAACACATTGCTATGGATAGCATTGCTGCTAATCCCGTTAGCTTTCGCTCCGAGAACAGCAGGATGGATATACATCTTCCTGCTGGCAGCGCTGGTCCGTGGATGCACTGGAGTTCCCTATCTCTTCTAGCCCCACGCCCACATCCGCCGTCTCAGAACCACCACGTGGCTGGACATGCATCAGGAGCTGGCCAGGCTGGGATCTGGCTGCTGGTCAGAGGCACGGGTTTCCCACGCCCACGACTGCAAACAGCTCGGACTGTTATTAAAAAGCTAATGGACTTAGCTGCTGGCCAGGCGAGACCGGGAGTTCTTCAGGTCTGCCCTGCCAAAAAAAAGTTCTTGCATATCTCATGGGATTTGATAAGAAAGGTAAAACAACTAACAAAGGAGAAACAAAATGGGCTTTGATTTATATAGTCTAGGAAATCACAAGAACGCAAATGGCGAATACTTCAGAAATAATGTTTGGTGGTGGCGACGACTTGCCGACTTCGTATGTGAAGAAACAGGTTGCGTTGAAGAAGAAGATAAGAAGAGTTGGCAACACAACGACGGACACGAGGTCAGCGAAGAACAAGCTAAACAAATTGCCAAACAACTAAAGACACTCATCAAGAGTGGTAAAGTTTCAGAGGTCATAAGAAAGACCGAAGAAGAAATGAAAGAAGCCGAAGAGAACAACAAGTTCGTTGATAGATGTCATAAGATGTTAGCAAGTAAGGTTGAGAAAGAACAAGGAAAAGAAAACCTAGCACCTGCTGACTATCCAAAAGACGACCACGATACTTGGGATTGGATACAATCCAAATACTCTTACGGAAGTTCCTATCCATTCACTATGGAAAATGTAGAGGAGTTCATAAAATTCTGCGAAGATTCAAACGGATTTAAAATCTGTTAGGTTGTTGAGGCGTGGGCATTGTCCCACGCCCACGCCCACGCCCACGCCCTGCGTCAGTTCTTGAACATGAACAGAAGCTGCCCAGCACCAGACACCAGTCGTGCTTCGGATTTCTCAAAGTCAAGGGTTAATTATAAGTAATGAAGTTCTAAATTTATTTTTAAATTAATTAATTTATTTGTTGAATTATCTTTTTTAATTTCTTATATTCATGGGATAACAATTAACTTATGAAAGGAAAAATGTTATGAGCAATCTAAAAAAAGTCACTAGACTTATTAAGAAAGCTAACAAGCAAGAGCAACAAGGAATAGTGAATTATCATTATTCAGTTGAACAAGTTAAGCAACAAAAGAAAGCAAATGATTTGATTAAACCAAGTCATGTTGAGTTGTTTGAAACTTTGAAAACAAATCTAATCATTATAAATAAAGTTGATAACATTGAGGGGTTTGCTCAATTAATCAAACGAACAATGAAAAGATTTGATGTATCTAAATTCAAAGAAAAGCACCCTAAATTGTATGAGGAGTTTTTAGTTGATATGGACACAAAAGAAATTAAAATCAAAGTTCAAGAGAAAGGAACAAACTAATGAGCAACTTAATCAAAATGGTTAATGAGATAGTTGAGAACAAAGCAAACTCAAATGAGGTTGAACAAGCAAGTACAAGTTCAAGTGCAACAACTCTTAACTATCAATTCATGTATAAACAATTAGAAAGTGCTGTTGAGGAAATTATTATTCAGTACCCTAATGACCCTATCGTGAATGAGTTAAAACAAAAGTTAGTGAATAATTTAAAACCAATCTTACAAATTATTCAAAACAATCCAGATCAAGACTTTAATCAGTAAAGTTCTACACCTGTAACCCTTCGGGGTTACAGGTGACGCTACCTTCTCCACCATCTCCACCACCTTCACCACCTGAATAGAGGTACCAAATCTAGTTCCAAACTCAAACAAATACACAAGATTTAGATGCCACGCACACAAAAACTGATTATAGCAAGAGCCGTGCTAAAAACTCGATCGCATAGATGTAGTGACTATATTTTTATTATGAGTTAAGATAAAAAAGGGGACTCAATGCAAAAAGAATTACTAACGAATGAACAACTAAGATTAGCAGTCGAAGCTAAGTGGATTGAACACATAAAGTTGTGCCAAGATAATTTTATATATTTTGTTAAAGAAGTCTGGCCTGATTTCATTTGTAGATTGGATCCTGAACCAAAAAGATGGGGACACCATCAACACATAGCAGCCGAGTTTACAAAAATTTCTTCCAAGAAAAAAGGGAGGCTCATAATAAATATGCCTCCTAGGCATACTAAATCAGAATTTGCATCCTATTTGTTTCCTGCTTGGATGATAGGGAAGTATCCAAATTTAAAAATTATGCAGGTATCACACAACGCAGAACTATCATCAAGGTTCGGTTCTAAGGTTCGTAACCTAATGGAACAGAAGGAGTATAAAAATATATTTGGGGATGTTAAACTACGAGAAGATAGTAAGGCCAAAGGACGATGGGAGACCAATCATGGTGGAGAATATTTTGCAGCGGGGGTAGGCGGTTCTATCACAGGACGAGGGGCGGACTTACTTATTATCGACGATCCACATACTGAACAAGATGCGATGTCTGAGTCTGCAATGGAACGTGCTTTCGATTGGTATGTGTCAGGACCGAGACAGCGTTTACAACCGGGAGGCTCAATTGTTGTTGTAATGACAAGATGGGCAGAGGATGATTTGACAGGTCGATTAATTAAGTCTCAAAAAGAACCTAAAGCTGACAAATGGAATGTAATTTCATTTCCTGCAATACTAGATTCAGGGAATCCTGTTTGGCCTGAGTATTGGGAACTAGAAGAATTAGAAAAAGTAAAAGCATCTTTACCGATCAGGAACTGGTCTGCTCAGTATATGCAAAACCCTACATCTGAAGAAGGAGCTATTCTCAAAAGAGAATGGTGGCAAGTATGGGAACATGAAAGAATTCCAAAACTGCAGCATGTAATACAATCATATGATACTGCTTTTAGTGCAAAAGAAACTGCTGACTATTCTGCCATTACAACATGGGGTATATTTTTTCCACAAGAAGACGGTAAACCTGCAATGATTCTACTTGATGCGATCAAGGGTAAATATGATTTTCCAGAACTTAAAGCAATTGCAATGGATCAATATAAATACTGGGAGCCGGAGACCGTGATTATTGAGGCTAAGGCTACAGGGGAACCACTCATGCAAGAGTTCAGACGAATGGGTATTCCTGTCATTCCATTCGTACCATCACGGGGAAAAGACAAACACTCACGGGTCAACGCTACCGCCCCAGTCTTTGAAGGAGGTCAGATTTACTATCCAGAGGGTGAAAAATATGCAGAAGAAGTTATTGAAGAATGCGCTGCCTTTCCTCACGGAGCCAATGACGACTATGTAGATAGCACCACACAAGCTGTGTTAAGATATCGACAAGGAAACTTCATAGATATGTTAAGTGACTATGAGGAGGAAAGTTATAACATTCCAAAGGAGCATAAATATTATGGATAAAAAACCAATTAAAGCAGTCTTAGGTGTTCTTGCACTAGGAGCACTTGGAGCAAAAGCATTTAGTAAAGCAAAAAAGAAAACAGCTATAGCTACACCGAACGATACAGAATATGTAAGTAATAAAAAAAATATGGTTACTGATCTTTATCAGAAAGCTACAAAACAAGAAACTGCAAAGATGAATAGTGGCGGAGAAGTCGAAGTTATGAAGGGTGGAGATTATATTAAAGATCTTATCAAGTAATGGCTGGACTAAAAGAATTAATCGACTCAGGGAAGTTTGAAGATGATAAGACATCTTCAGTTCCAGGAGATAATGACAACAGCTTTGAAAAAGAAAAATATGATCCATCTGCTCTAAAAGGTTTTGCTGGGATGGCAGCCGTGGGTATTGGAGCTGTGGCTGCTAGGAACCCTATCGCAAGAGCTCTTAATAAACTCGTAGGTCTAAGAAAACCAAAGCTAAGCGTATCACGAACCACGGCACCAGTTGATGAAGTAGAAGAAGTTTTAACAATAGCTCCAACAAAAATTGAAAGAGGTCAATTGATGAAGAGACCTCAGATAACTCAACAAGAACAAATCAGACAAGAAGCAATAGCAAGATCGAATGAATTAAAAAAAATTGCTTATCTACAACCTCTATCCAGAGGGGGTAAGACAAACAGAATAGGTTCATCTTTGTATGATTACATTGCAAGACACCCGGTTTCAGGTTCAAGAAAAGCTGATGAGTGGATCAAAGATTTAAAATCTACAGGCCCCGGATCATTTAAAACAGGTAACCCTGACTTTAAAAATATTTCACAAGCAGTAAAGAAAGAAGAGATGTGGGATTCAAATTTACTTCAACTTAATAAACAAGGAGAAGTAGTAGGAGGCTTTCTTAAAACAGCAGCTGAAAAAGGTTTGCCACTAAGTAAAATGGATTTACTTTACATTGTAGAAAAGGCTCCTGTTAATAATCTTAAAATGAGAAAACTACAAACTAATGTAAAACTTGTTGATGAGGCTGAAGATGTTACTCGACAAATGAATTTAGGTTTACAAGATTTAAGAGATAAGGTTGTTGCCAAAGGCGGTGACGAAGCAGGTGATATAGTTACTGATATTGCTGCTACACAGAACTCTCTTTTAAAAATTAATTCTAGATTAACAAAACAATTCAGGAGTGTTGATGGTGATGACTATGATGACTTTTCGAATATATTTGCAAGTGATATTCAAGCTTATAAAAATTTAGCTCAAAAGGCACGAGGACTTGGGGTTGCTGTGGATGCAAATGAAGTTACAAGAATTACAAGTTTAGCTTCAAACAAAGATAGAGAATTATCAAGATTATTTAGTTTACAAAAACAACAGGGTTACTTACCTAAGTATGGTTCTTATAACGAGTATAGAATTAAAGGTGGTGATGAATATTTTGAAAACGTTGTGTATTACCCTAAACCATTACCAATGGGTCAAAGACTAGGATCAGAATATAACAAACACTACACAAGTGACTATGGTGCTACGAAAGCAATACCGAACCAGGTGTATCATACAAGAGGAAGTATAAGAGCAGGTGGTACAAATCAAAATCAAAAAGTAATGATGATTGATGAGATACAATCTGACTATCATCAAAAACTTAGAAAGGTAAATCCTACTAGAGAAAAAGTTGTAAATGCTTTTGGTAATGAAATAGAATTTTTTTCTGCAAACAGAAAGCTTGATAAGATTGTAGAAGAGATGATGGATATTTCAAAAAGAGGTACAGCTAAAACAGCAGAAGATCTTGCACGATTTAAGAAATTATCTTCTGACTTTGATGAGCTAAAAAACAATTCTTTAAACTTAGCTAATATTACAAAAACACAAGCGGGAGACGGTATACCTTTTTTACCTTTGTATGGAAAAGAAAATTGGGGAACACACGCATTAAAAAACCAAATTAAAGATGCAGCGGATAGAGGTATTGATTGGGTAGCTATATCTCCTGTTGAATATCTACACCATGCGAAGAGAACAAAATATTTAGGTGACTTAGAATTTTATGGTAACAGATTCGGAAAAGCAGGATTTAAAGGTTACGGTGGAAGACAAGGCGTTGTAAGAAAAAAAGGTAATGATGTAGAGGAACCCATACAAGGTATGACGGATCCAAATAAAAAAGCGACGTTACCTGCAGCTATGGAGAAACTCTCAAAACAATATAATTCAGAAGTAAAAACGATTCCTGTAGCAAAATCAGACCCAAACAAACCTTTTAAAGTAGTAAGTAAAGTTGACAATACTAAAAAGGTTTATGGTCTTAATCCAGACAAAGCAGGTACAGAACACATGGCTGCTTTCAGAACATTAAAAGAAGCTGAGAACTATAAATCTAGATATGGTGGTGAAGTTATTGAAATGCAGGCGGGTGATACTAGATTATACCTTGATGCTTTTGCAATTAAAGTAAGCCCTGAAATGGCTACTAAACCCTTCAAAGCATATCAGAGTGGTGGTCTAGTCGTAAATATATTTGCATGATAAGATAATCCTGTTATAACAAAGGAGATAATTATCATGGCAAGTAAAAAACTTAAAAAAGCTATTATGGCAGGAGTTGTCGGATTAGCTGGAGCTAAACTTTTAGCAGGCAAAGCAAGAGCTGCAAGTATAGCAAATAACGAAGCCAAAGAATTTGGTTTCGGTAATATGAAAAAAAACTACATTACCAAAAAAGCAAAATCTAGTTTTAAAGATAAGGCAATTGCAGCTACAAAAAAAGTATTTAGAGAAAATATTGATTTAGGTAGAGGTCCAAATATCAAAAAAACTGATACTCTTGCAACTTTAGGTAAAGATACATTCGGTTTAGGAGAAATGGACGGAGCTAAAGCAGGTAAAATGATAAAGGCTAGAGGTGGAAAACTTGTAAGTTTGAAACCAACTAAACTATATTAAATAAATGGCTGAAGTAGAAAAACAAAATGAACTTCCTGAAGAAGTTGAGACAGAAGAAGTTGACGTAGAAGTTGAGGGTACTGAGGAGCAAGCTCCTGAGGAAGAACAACCTGAAGAAGATTTCTTTAGAAACTTAGCTGAAGACATGGATGACCGTGTTCTTGGTCGTATGTCTGCTCAACTAATTCAGGATTACAAAAAAGATAAAGTTTCAAGATCAGATTGGGAACAGGCTTATAAAGAAGGTCTAGATTTATTAGGATTTAAGTATGTAACTGCTACTAGACCTTTTCAAGGTGCAAGTGGTGTTACCCATCCGTTACTATCGGAAGCTGTAACTCAGTTTCAGGCACAAGCCTACAAAGAATTATTACCAAGTGATGGTCCTGTAAGAACAGCGATCATAGGTTCATCAACAAAAGAAGTTGAAGACCAAGCAACACGTGTAAAAGATTTCATGAACTATATGTTAATGGAACAAATGGAAGAGTACACACCAGACACAGATCAGTTGTTGTTTTACTTACCACTTGCTGGATCAGCATTTAAAAAAATTTACTTTGACGAAATCAAACAAAGAGCAGTTGCAAAGTTTGTACCTGCGGAAGATTTAGTTGTACCATATTACGCAACAGATTTAAAAGATTGTGAAAGAATTACACATGTTGTTAAGATGTCAGAGAATGATGTTCTTAAACAACAGAAAGCAGGGTTCTATAGAGACGTAGAGCTTATTGCGAAACAAGCAGAGAAAAGTCCAATACAAGATAAACTAAATGAATTAGAAGGTGTCAAACCTTCAGGTAACAAAGAATACCAATATGATATTTTAGAGATGCATGTAGATTGCAACTTAGAAGAGTTTGAAATGGAAAGCTCTGAGAAAAAAGTTAAACTTCCATACATAATTTCAATTGATGAAGGCTCAGGACAAATTTTATCTATCTACAGAAACTATAATCAAGATGATGATACAGAAGCAAGAAAAGAATACTTTGTGCATTACAAGTTTTTACCTGGTTTAGGGTTTTATGGCTTCGGTTTAATACATATGATCGGTGGATTATCAAGATCTGCAACACAAGCATTAAGACAATTGCTTGATGCAGGTACTTTAGCGAACCTTCCAGCAGGGTTTAAGTCTAGAGGTATAAGAATTCGTGACGATGACCAACCTTTTCAACCTGGAGAGTTCCGAGATGTCGATGCACCCGGTGGAAATATTAAAGATCAGTTCCAAATTTTACCTTTCAAAGAGCCAAGTGGAACTTTATTTCAACTTTTAGGTTTCGTAGTACAAGCAGGACAGCGTTTTGCAGCTATTGCAGACATGCAAATGGGTGAAGATGCACAAAACAGAGCAGTTGGAACTACAATTGCACTCTTAGAACGTGGTTCTAGGGTGATGAGTGCTATTCATAAGCGTTGTTACTATGCAATGAGACAAGAATTTAGACTTTTAGCAAAAGTTTTTGCAGATTATCTGCCTCCTGTATATCCATACGCTGTTACAAACGCAGATAGATTTGTAAAATTGAAAGATTTTGACGATAGAGTCGATGTAATTCCTGTTGCAGACCCAAATATCATGAGTATGGCTCAAAGAGTTACATTAGCAAACGAAAATTTAAAAATTGCGATGTCAAATCCACAAATGCACAACCTAAGAGAGGCATATAGAAGAGTTTACGAAGCTTTAGGTACAAAACATATCGATGCATTGTTAAAACCTGAGCCAATGCCACAACCTGAAGATCCTGCAACTGAAAATGCAAAAGCTTTACAAATGCAAATGCTAAAAGCGTTTCCTGAACAAGATCATGAGTCACATATTGCTGCACACAGAGCGTTTATGGCTTCAAGAATGGTTCAAATCAATCCTATGGTGTACGCTTTGTTACAAGGACATATATCTGATCACATTGCATTACAGGCGCATGGTGAAGTAGGTGACATGGTGCAAAATTCACCTGAAATGGCACAACAAGCACAAATGGATCCTCAAGGATTTAAAATTTTATTTGATTCATTGGTTGCAAAAAGAATTGCAGAGATCACAACTAGATTAGCACAAGAAGAACAAGGACAAAAACAAGATCCTCTTGTTGCATTGAAACAAAGAGAATTAGATTTAAGAGCTTTGGATATGCAAAGAAAAGCTCAAGAAGCAATGATGCAAGAAGAAAGAAAAACTGGTGAGTTTGAAGAGAGAATCGACCTAGATAAAATGAAATTAGAATCGGCTGAAGAACAAGCTGGAGAAAGAATTAGAATAGCTGAAGAAAAAATTAATTTAAATAGGGAGAAACAAAGTGGCAATCAAGAAAAGAAAAATTAAGGGTTATAAAGGCGGAGGCATGGATGCCTCAAAAGCAGACTTTAGTTCCCCATCAACAAACACTGCCAACAAAGGATCCGACCATTCGCATTCAAGATTCGAATCAGGTTCTGGATATTATGGAGAACCAGTAACAAATAAGGGCGGTGCGGGAACTACTAAAACAAATGTGCCTCCTGCAGGCAGTCAAAATACAAATACAAATACAGGATCAAAGACTACTTTCATGCCTATCACATTACAGCTTGCAAAAGCATTAGTAATTGATCCGTTAGTAAAACGTTCAAGACAACAAAAAGCAAAAGGTGAAACTTTTTTTGGTAAACCAAAAGATTTACCTGCAACAAGAGATTTTTACAGAGCAACAGGTAAACCACTTGATGTGATGAGTAAAACAGGTGTGAACTACATGAAAGATGCTGGATTAATTAAACCACCTAAAGTAACAACACCTAATACTGGTGGGGGAGGTGGACAACAATTATGTCCTGATGGAACTTATCCACCATGTAAAACTCCTGTAACTCAAATAAAAAAACCAGTTTCAAAACCAAATACTTTTCTATCTGGTTTTCAAGCATATGACGATGGTGGTGAAGTTGTGATATCATCTAACGTGGATAAAAGTTTACTATGATAGATTTATTTATTATAGGAATTCCTTTTTCCATAATTGTTTTATATGTTTTATTAAAGGTAAGAGAATATGACGATAGGTAAAAAATCAGGACCACCACCAAAGAAGGGGCCTAATTCAAGCATACCACCAGTTAAGTTTGGTTCAGGTGGAATGCCATGTCCGCATAGAGAATCTACAGATAAAAATGTCTATCCTGGAAATAACAACATACAAGTAAAAGGTTTTAAATTTATAGGAGTCAGATAATGTTAAGATGGATATTTAATTTAATTAAAACATTACTTTTTAAAGAAAAAGTGTACGAATCAAAACCAACTTATAAACCAGATCCTTGTTGGAAACATGAAGTTTTCAAAAAGGGTTGCCCAACATGTAGGAGTCTAAATGCCTAGTAGATATCAACAACTATTACAATTGCTTGAAGAAGCAAAAGAAAAAGGTGATAGTGACAAAGTTAAAGAAATAGAAAGCGATCTATTTAAAGAAAAAAGAGCAAAAGGTGGAGAAATAGAAGAAGCAGAAGTTGTATTAGTAAAAGGTGGCGGTTATACAAGCGATCTTTTGTAAATGTTTCAATTTCTATCTAAAAAAGAAAAATTAATTTTTCTTTCAGGTATATTTGAGGGTGAAGGAACCTTCGGTAATTTCAAAGCAGGATTGTACAGAGATGGTAGAGTCAGAAGAAAGATAGAGGTATCTGTTGAAATGACTGACAGGGATGTCGTTGATCTGTTTCATACACATTTTAATTTAGGTAACGTTTATGTACGAACTTTCGAAAATCACTATAAAACTTCGTATAGATGGAAGGTTTCTGGGCTAAAGGGTTTAAAAATTTTGCATTTAATGTTACCTTATCTATGTAAACGAAGACAGGAACAATATTATGGCATGGTTCAACTTATTAGGGATGGCAGCAAAGACGGCAACGCATATTTACTCGAACCGTCAGAAGACAAAACAAGCAATGTCAGATGCACAACTGATGCACGCACAAAAGATGGCAGCAGGAGAGGAAGCTTACCAGGGCAAACTGTTAGAAGCTCGTCAAGCAGACTATAAGGACGAATTTATTTTAATTATTCTCTCAGCCCCCGTTTTGGTGCTGGCTTGGGCAGTTCTAAGTGATGATCCAACTTCTATGGACAAAGTGAAATTATTCTTCGAATATTTTGGGCAGCTTCCGAGCTGGTTCACAAATCTCTGGATTCTCGTCGTAGCGAGTGTTTATGGTATTAAGGGAACGCAAATATTCAAGGGTAAGAAGTAGTTGCATCTAAGACCCAATCAGCTATAAATGCTCAATGAATCTTGATTTAGATACATTACAATCAATTAGACACTACATAAAAAAACAGATCGAAAAGACAAAAGAGGATCTGGTGTACCATGTAGACACAATCGACAACCTATCGTATTCTAGAGGAAAACTCAGCGCATTAGAAACGCTGCTACAGGATCTTAAAGACCTGCAGAGAAACGAGGAGAATGTCGATGACGATAATAACACCTGACTCTAAATTAGTTGGAGTCAAAACAAAAAAAGGTGATGCTGCACCTGATTCACAAGAAACAGCGATACCCACAGACCCAGAGGGTATTAAAAAATATCTTGATCTAATACCAAAACCTGTTGGTTACAGACTTTTAGTAAGACCTTATTCAGGTCCTAAAAAAACTAAAGGTGGAATAATCTTTACCGATACCGCTGCTGAAACTATTCAGATGACAACCGTTGTAGGTCTTGTCGTTGAGATGGGTGATCTGTGTTATGCAGACAAAGATAAATTTCCAAAGGGTCCTTGGTGTAAGAAAGGTCAATTTGTAATCTACGGCAGATATGCCGGTTGAAGATTTAAAACAAAGTATGGTGAGCACCGTATTTTGAATGATGATGAAATCATCGCAACAATAAGTAAACCAGAAGATATTCTGCATTTATATTAAGGAGGAAACATCATGGCTGATGCACAAGAACAAGCTAAAACACAACCTGAAGTTGAACTTGATTTA